AAAGAAGAATTTGAGGAGTTTTGTGTTGCTCGCCGAGAGAATGATGAAGTAGAACAACTAGATGCTTGCATGGACATGATTTGGGTTATACTAGGTTATGCTCACATGAAAGGTTATAAAGTTGATGCCGCATGGAATGAAGTTGCTCGTTCCAATCTTGCGAAAATTGATGCCGCAACTGGCAAAGTTCATAAGCGTGAAGATGGTAAGGTATTAAAACCAGAAGGTTGGAGACCACCAGAACTTGACACTTATGTTTAGGAGTAATATGAATACGTTTAGATTAGCTAAACAAATTGCAGAAGAACTTAAATTGCCACGTGCAGTTAAGTATGATTTGTTTCTACGTGAGTTTGATAATCAGGTAGAAATTGTTGGGTTAGTTGATGACCCTAATTATGACATGAAGGATTTTCAAGGCCGTGAGATGTTGTTCCCTAAAAAGTGGATAACAATCGGTGTTGTTGATGCTTCTTATGAGGTGAAAGCATGACAGTAAAATTAATTACATTTAAAACAAACCAGACTATTCTTGCCGATGTTACAGAGCAAGACAATGTAGTTTTGGCAAAGCAAACTGTTCAAGTTGTGGTACAACCACAAAATGGGCAACCAATGATGGGGTTTGTGCCTTTCTTAGAATTCACACAAGAATTCAAAACTGGTATCACATTCAATAAAACGGATATTCTATCCATCAACACACCAGTTGTTGAATTGGAGAATGAATATAATCGTTTATTCGGCAGTGGTATTGAGATTGCCAGTTCAATACCTAAGATTTAAGTTTAGCTTTCATTCCTAAACGGATAGCTCTCTTATGTTCTTCAGAGAGCTTTCTTCCTTTTAGGGTTTGACTTATTTTCTTTTTTTGTTCTTCAGTAATCACTTTACCTATTTGTGATTGTCCTATTTTTTGTTTATGTTCATCAGTAAGTTTTTTACCTAATTTCTTTTCAGACATAACTTTCCTAGATTGAATAGAATGTTTATGTCCTGATGAGCCTTCACCACCAATAGTAATGTTACAGAGATTTACACCTTCATGTTTATATTTGGTAATCAAACCAATCTCAACAAGGTTTGCCACATCCTCTGTTAAATTCTCGTATAATAGTTCTATTGAATAATCTGTTTTATTAGTGATATTTTGCCAATGTGGATTTCTATTTGTAGTTTCAAAACAACGCTTTTGTTTGCCTTTACCTACATAAAAGATTTCACCGGTATCGTTTCTTCGGTGTTGATAGATGTAATAAATATTCATGCTGATGATTCCTTTTTTATCATTAGAGTAGGTGGGGATTGCCGTCCCGTGACCTACACCTATTTATAATTATGAAAGATTGAATGACTAAGTTTTATACAAATGTTTTATGTGTTGGTAATAACATACTTTATCGTGGTGTTAAAGACGGCCGTAAGATAAAAATGAAAATTGCTTATGAGCCGACTTTGTATTTACCCTCTAAGAAACCAACACAATTCAAATCCCTTCTCGGTGAATATCTTGAGCCTATGAAGTTTGAAAACATCCGTGAATGCCGTGATTTTAATAAACGGTATGAAGAAGTAGGCAATTTCAAAATTTATGGCAACTCTAATTATCCTTATGCGTTTATTGCTGATGAACATAAAGGTATGGTTGAATGGGACCAAGATGCAATATCTATCGCTGTAATTGATATTGAGGTTGGTTCTGAAAATGGTTTCCCTGACCCATATGTTGCACAAGAACCCATCACAGCTATTTGTATCAAGTATGTTGGTGGCCAAACCATCGTGTTTGGTTGCGGTGACTATGTAACACAAGGTAGTGAAATCTATATCAAGTGTTCAGATGAAACTACACTAATCAAAAAGTTCTTTCAGTTATGGCAAGATAAATGTCCTGACATTATTTCTGGTTGGAACATTAAGTTCTTTGATATACCATATATCTACAATCGTACCACTCGTTTGTTGGGTGAAGATGAAGCTAAGAAACTATCTCCTTGGAACATTGTCAATCAACGTAAAGTAATGGCGATGGGTCGTGAGAACATTGCTTACGAGATGTTGGGTGTTGCAACTTGGGACTATATTGAACTATACAGATGGTATGCGCCAGGTGGCAAATCACAAGAATCATATAAGCTGGATAATATTGCCAACGTTGAGGTTGGTGAGAGTAAACTATCGTATGATGAGTATGATAACCTACACGCACTATATCGTTTAAACTTTCAAAAGTTTATTGAGTATAACATCAAAGACGTTGAATTGATTTTACGCCTTGATGAGAAGTTGAAATTGTTTGAGTTGGGTTTAACTTTGGCTTATGATACCAAAACCAACTATGAAGATATCTTTGCTCAAACTAGAATGTGGGATTCTCTAATCTATTCTTACCTGATTGAGAAGAACATTGTTGTACCACCAAAAATCATCAGTCAAAAAGACGATAGATTTGAAGGTGCTTATGTTAAAGACCCACAGGTCGGTAGACATGATTGGGTTGCTTCATTTGACTTGAACTCATTGTATCCTCACTTAATGATGCAGTATAATATTTCACCAGAAATGATTGTAGAACCTGCTGACTATGATGATGAAATGCGTAAAGTTATTCAACGTGGTGTATCCGTTGATAAGATGTTGAACAAAGAAGTTGACTTGTCTGGTCTAAAAGGTGTTACCCTTACACCTAACGGCCAATTCTTCCGTACCGAACAACAAGGCTTCTTACCTAAGATGTTACAGGAAATGTATGAAGATAGAAAAGTCTATAAGAAGAAGATGTTGGCTGCAAAGGCCGAATATGAAAAAGAGAGTGACCCTGCGAAGAAGTATGAAATCAAGAAAAGAGTTGCTCGTTACGATAACCTACAGCTAGCGAAGAAAGTTTCTCTTAACTCAGCTTACGGTGCAATGGGTTCACAATATTTCCGATTCTATGATTTGCGACAGGCTCTTGGTGTTACTACAGCTGGTCAACTATCAATTCGCTGGATTGAAAATAAATTGAATCAGTTTATGAACAATTTGATAGGAAGTAAAAATGTTGACTATGTTATTGCGAGTGATACTGACAGTATCTATCTACGCCTTGGAGAGCTTGTCAGTAAGTTTGGTTACGATAAACTGGACTCTGCAACCAAAACCATCGGAATTATGGATAAGATATGCGAGCAGAAGATTCAACCGTTCATTGATACGAGTTATCAGGAGTTGGCTGAATATGTTAAAGCTTTTGCACAAAAAATGCAAATGAAACGAGAAGGTCTTTCAGACAAAGGTATTTGGACTGCCAAGAAACGTTATATTCTAAACGTATATAACAATGAGGGTGTTCAGTATGCCGAACCTGAAATGAAAGTGATGGGTCTTGAGATGGTTAAATCTTCAACACCTAGTGCTATTCGTGAGAAGATGAAAGAAACCATTAGACTGATGCTTCGTGGTACTGAAGAAGATGTGCAGAAATTTATTGAAGATTTCCGCAAAGAGTTTAAGACTTTACCACCAGAAGAAATTAGTTTCCCTCGTGGTCTAAATGGTCTTAAAGAATATTCTGATTCGGTAATGTTGTATAAGAAAGGCACACCAATTCATGTTAAGGGTGCTATTCTCTATAATCATTATTTGAAACAGAAAGGATTAACAAAACAATACCCGTTAATCCAAGAAGGTGAGAAGTTGAAGTTTACATACCTCAAACAGCCTAATCCTTTTAAAGATACAGTGATTTCATATCCAGTTCGTCTGCCTAAAGAATTTGGCCTACATGATTATATTGATTATGATATGCAGTTTGATAAGGCATACTTAGAACCAGTTAAAATCATTTTGGGTTGTATTGGTTGGAATCATGAGAAGGTAAGTTCTTTGGATGGTTTCTTTGCATAAATAAAAATAGTGGGGTAGTTCCCCACTTAAAAACAATCAACAACATAAAGGAGTAATAATGAGTTTATTAGAAAAAATGCGTAAAGTGGGCTCTATCAAATCGGTAGAACTACTGAGTGAATCAACTTTCTTCAATAAGAAAGAAGTAGTACCAACAGAAGTGCCAATTATTAACATGGCATTATCTGGTGAAATTGATGGTGGTTTGACATCTGGTCTTACCTTTTTAGCTGGCCCATCAAAACATTTCAAATCTCTCCTTGGTTTAATTATGGTCAAGTCCTATATGGACAAGTATAAAGATGCCATCTGTCTATTCTATGATTCAGAATTTGGTATCACACCAGACTATATTAAAACCAACGGCATTGACACAGACCGAGTTTTACATATTCCGATTGAACACTTAGAGCAATTGAAGTTTGATATCTCTAAACGCTTAGAGGCAATTGAACGTGGTGATAAGGTAATCATCTTCATTGATTCAGTTGGTAATTTGGCTTCAAAGAAAGAAGTTGAAGATGCACTTGATGAAAAATCAGTTGCTGATATGTCAAGAGCTCGTGTTATGAAATCATTGTGGCGTATTGTTACACCGCATTTGACAACAAAAGATATTCCTTGTATTGCTGTTAATCACACATATCAAACTATGGAAATGTTTAGTAAGTCTGTTATGTCTGGTGGTACAGGCGGAATGTATTCTGCTAACCAAGTATTCATTATTGGTAAAGCACAAGAAAAAGATGGTACTGACCTTGTTGGTTGGAATTTCACAATCAATATTGAGAAGTCCCGTTTTGTTCGTGAAAAGTCTAAGTTCCCATTCTTGGTTACATTTGAAGGTGGTATTCAAAAGTATTCAGGTCTAATGGACATAGCACTTGAAGGTGGCTTTGTAACTAAACCATCTAATGGTTGGTTTGCAAAAGTTGACCGTGCAACAGGTGAAATTGGTGAGAAGAAAAGAATGGCAGAAACCTTAACTGCCGAATTCTGGGATTCTATTCTAAACAATCAGGAATTTAAAGATTATGTTAAAGCAAAATACGCAATCGCTTATGGCAGCCTTATGGGAGAGGATCCTGTTCTGGAAGAAGCCGAAGAATCCGATTCTGAATAAAGACTACGAGTTCTACAATTTACCTGAAAGTGACCTCACTGGTATTCGCCTTTTAACTGGCGATTACCGTGGGGTAATTTACTTGTATGGCAGAGTGGGCATTGAAGAAAAAGGTGTAGTTGCCGCATTACAATTTGATTATAATGTAATTGATGCCGGCAATCACACGATTGAAGGCTTGCAATCTGATGATGAATTTGTTACAATCATTGGAGATATATTGAGAGAGTTATTAATTAATGGACAGACTAGAACAATCAATCCTGAAGAATTTGATTTACAATGAAGAATATACCCGTAAGGTATTGCCATTCATTCAATCAGATTACTTTTCAGATGTAACAGAGAAAAACATATTCAAAGAAGTCAGTGACTTTGTTAATGAATATAAAACACTACCAACACATGAAGCGTTGGTGATTAATTTCACA